CTGGTGCCAAATGCCGGTGGTTGTGTATGTGTTCAGATCAGCGCCCGGGCCGATGTCCCCTCGATGTGCGAGCACACCGGAGAGACGCGAGTTAGATAACGTGCCGCTCGTGATGTCAGAGGCGGAGTGCGTGTGCGCACTTGGAGTGAACGTCGCGGGCACTCCCGTCAGCTTCGACCACGCCAAGGACGTTATCTCTGAGTCGCCGTGCGTGTGAGCGCTAGGCGGGAAGGTTGAGGGGATTCCAGTAAGCGAGCTGTAGTCGCCCGAGAACGCGACGGCCGCCAAATCGCCTGGCTGCACGGCAGTTAGCGCGAGTCCGAGCGCGGACGTGACCGCAGGGTCCAGGGACAGAACCGGCTTCGTCGGATCGGTATTGTCGACGACGATCTCATCGGGCGTTCCGACGATCTCATCAACTTGACCGCCGCCACCGCCGCCGCTGGCGTTGATGATGATCTGTCCAGGCGTTGACGTATCGAGCGTGACATTCGACCCCGCGACCAGGCGGCGCGAGTTCGCGAGCGTCGCAGTCTCATCATCTGCCGTGATGAATGTGGCCGAGCTAATATCCGGCGGAATCGTAGGCGTGTTGATCAGGTCATCGTAGTCTCCGGAAAGCGCGACAGCCGCAAGATCCGAGGCGATGAGGTAACCCGCATCGTTGGTCAGATCTGAGACGTTGTCTCCTGGCTGCATTGCACTGTCTGCCAGGGCCAACGACGCGATCGACGACGACGACAGGTTGATGATCGGATTCTCGGGGTCAGTGTTGTTGACCGAGATGCCGGTACCGGAATTGACCGTGGAGACACCGCCAGTTGCATTAAGTGTTGTGTCAGTAATGCTCAGGTTGGTGCCGAGCTGAAGAAACTTAATCTCTCCTGCTGAGTCATCCCAAAACAGCAGCTGATCAGAGCCGGGGTCCGAAAGCGCGCCGATGTCATCGAGCAGTGCGGGGACTGATGTGAGGTCGCTCCACGGATGTGTGTGCGCTTCAGGTGGAAACTCACTTGGTTCGTTAGCAATCTGCGACCAATCGATAACAAGCGCAGCCTGATGCTGCGTCACCATTCCTTGTGTAATGTCAGTCAATCCGAGCTGATCGTTCGTCCACTCGGTCCCATCAAAACGCAGAAAATCACCTGCGGCTGCACCTGATAAATCACCGATATTCGCAATCTGCGAGAGATCCGCGCCGACGATCGAATTCGTATTACCTTCGATCGTGATGAGTCCGAGATCGACCAGATCCTGCACGCGAACATAGGAATTGAGCAGATCCGTCGTACGACGCTGCCCGATCTCCATCGCTTCCTTGATCGCCATCAGAACCTGCGTGTGGTTCTTCGGATCGTCAGTGACGACCGGGATGGACGGAAAGCGGCGGTTTGCTTTGAGTCGAAGGGTCATTACAAGCTCGCCAGCTCTTTACCTGTCTGTGCAACGGACACCGAGTAAACCTCCGTGTTGCTCACCAGCTCGAACTGATACACGTCGCGCTTGAAGCCTGTCGGCAACCGCACCATGTTCTGATCCTGCACGATCGTATCGAACACGATCTCGCCGTTGGCATACATGGTGAAGCGCACACTCGACACCTGTGTGCTCATGAACGCGATCGGATACAACGGCGAGCCACCGAGCGGCATCCGATTTTCAGGCTCGGTCCACCCCGGCACCATTCCCTTCTTCTGTACGCCGCACAGCACGTGCCCATTGAGCGTGTTCAGCGGACCGACTNCAAANCGCGCCTCGTTGTATGGCAAGTAGTAGGTGAGAATGTCGGTCGTAACATCCTCGTCCTCATCGTTGAATTTGATCTTCAACGCACCGAAGTTCACCGGCTTCGGCAGATGGAATTCCTTCGACTTCCACCGCCAGTACAATCGCTCCGATGACTCGGGGTCCCACTCCCACACACGATCCTCGTAGATGAGATACACCGTGCCGTCGTAACGATCGGTCTCGATTCCCTCCACGTGATCGAAACGATCCAACTCCACGAGGCGCGAAGTGGGCTCGGTCGGATTAAAGATGAACCCAAAGCTCGGACTGTTGAACGCGATGTACTGCATGCCATAGCTGGCAGCAAAGATCTCGCGCGGGTTGTACCGCTGCATCCACTCTTCCTTCGTCAGCAGATCTTGCGTGATGATCTTCGGCGCAGGCGAGTTAACGAGCACGAGGCCATTAATCGACGGGTAGTACACGCCGGCATCCGTCGCCACCATGCCGCGACGAGACAGACACGGCATGATCGCGTCGGTCTTCTGAGCCGTAAACGCCGCAGGCGTTGTACCCATACCGATGTACGGGTTCGATTTCGTACCGATGATGAGCGTGTTACCCCACACTGCGAGCCCCACGATCTCGAATTCGAGGCCGATCTCATACTCAGGAGGCCATGCATGCGGTCGATACGGCTCGCTGAACACGAGACGACGCCCGACCCACCCAACGAGATAACCGTTGGGCATGACGACGAAGCCTTCAAGATCACTCGGCGGCGGCAGGTACGAAGTCGATTCGAGCGTGTTGTTGAGCGCCACCACGTCGTCGGCGAACGTGTCGTTGTAGTTTGCATCGCCCACGGGAATCTCAGCGACGAAATAAAACAACGTCGAAGTGTTGCCGGGGACGGTGCGGTAGATGCGTTTGCGTGTCACGTTGCGTTGAGTTGCATCCGGAACCTCCGTCTGCATTCCAGTGATCGTCCACGTGCCGGCCGCGCCCGTCTGCACAGTCGAGGGCGGCGAAGGCGCACTCTCCTCGCCATACGCACTCACGAACGTATAGACATACGAACGGAAAGTGTCGTCGCCGGGACCGGGCGGCGTCACGACCGGCGTCACGGTTGGCGTTGGGATGCCGAGCAAAAACGCCGGCTGATTGAGTAACAGGCGATTGAACGTGTTGTACTTCGGAGCCCCGTCGCCCGCCCAATAGTAACGGTTGTGCGCATCGTTCACGAGTGGCGAGCGCACGATATCGACCTCGCGCGTATCGAACGCGAGCCACAGCTCTTGTTCTTCCCCGTACTCAATGTACGGGATGCGATAGACACGACGCACGGTGAAGGGTTGATCGGTGAGATCTTTCAGCTGGCGAGGCACGCGGAAGCCACGCGCTTCTCCCGACAGCAGCTTCGTATTGCGCGCCGTTGTGGCACACATGTTGGGGAGCAATCGGTTTGAGACTCGCGGAACGAGTCCCATGAACCCTTCAAGTTTGAGTGCGGTCATGGCCTAATCAATCTGCACGAGAACACATCACCATCGCGTCCCGAAAAGAAATCCTCGCCTGGCGTGCTCCACCCCCAACGTCGTAGCCATTTAAAATCGGGTGTGAGCCCAACTCCGGAACTCACAATGTCCTCGGCCAGAAACACGCGAGGCTCGCCACTAAAGTCCGGGCCTTCGAATATCTGAAGCTCGGTGAACGGCGGGTCTTCCGGGATCTCTGAATCGCTCTGCATCTCGACAAGAAGCTGGTTCGTATATGAGTAGACGCCAGCAAACTCATCTGTGTTTGCTGATATCAGCCGCCCGACACCGCTTAAAATACGATAACCGCTCATTCCTGCCCAACTCCCCGACTCGAATACGATTTCCCAATGCTCTGTCGGCGGTGGTGGTGGATCATCGACAGATCCGAAGCGATATGGATCGATCATCATCGTCATGTCGGTATCCCAATCAACGTGACGACGAGGCCCTTTGCTCCTGTACCAGCATTATGAAATCCTTGTCGGATGGATTCTCGTCGCTATTCGGTTTGGTTGCCATCTCAGGACCTAATCAATCTGCACGAGAACACATCACCATCGCGCCCTTCAAAGAAATTCTCGCCTGGCGTGCTCCAATCCCAATATCCTCTCCATTTCCCGAACTCGGGCCATGAATTGGAATCCACAATGTCCTCGGCCAGAAACACGCGAGGCTCGCCACTAAAGTCCGGGCCTTCGAATATCTGAACCTCGGTGAACGGCGGGACTACCGGGATCTCTGAATCGCTCAGCATCGCGACACGAAACCAGTACCCTGTGCCGCCAGGCGATGAGTAGACGCCAGCAATCTCATCTGTGTTTGCTGATATCAGCCGCCCGGCACCGCCTATATACTCGTTCGCATAACCGCGTAATCCTTCCCCGAGCCCAGACTCGAATACGAGTTCCCAAGGCCCTGGTGGCGGCGGAGGTGGATCATCGCCAGATCCGAAGCGATATGTCGGTATCCCAATCAACGTAACGATGAGGCCCTTTGCTCCTGTACCAGCATTAACGATATCAATCGTAATCTCGTCATCGTCGTTGACTTCATCGTCTTTGATGACGACGCCTGTAACGGCGGTAGTGCTGGTTTTCTCCCCTTCGTCGATGGTGACAGGCGTGTACAACACCGACACGCCATTCTTGTTCACATCGACAGTCACCGAACCAGAACTACTCGCTTCCAACAGGCTCGCGCGAACATCAGTAAGCTGAAACCCATGCGGCGCACGGAAATATCCTTTATTTACTCCGGCTGTAAGATTCGTCGTCAGATCAGAGCAAGCAAGTTGAATCACAGTCGGCGCAGTACGTTGCGCCAGCCATTCGAGCGTACCGGCAGTGATGCGCTGCTGAACGATGACCGTGTTGCTTCGAACCCAATCGCGAGCTGACGTACCTTCCTTGCCGCGCTCGATAGTGAGTACGTCGCCGTTGCGTTTCGAGCAGTAGCAAACTTCACGCACTCCCTGCGCGAGATCTTCGATCGTAAAGATGAAGATCTCACCGTCGCCCGGATCAGGAAACAGCGCCCCCTTCCCCGATTCGAGTTGCAGGGAAGTTTCCGCCGCACCCAAATCTTTGCCGAGCAAGCAGTGGGCGTTGTTCGCGAACAGGTGTGTGCGTGGGTCGGCCATGATCAAAATCCGACGAACATAATGAAGTACAGACCGAAATACGGCGGCAACTCCACCGAGTGCGTATGTTCCCCCTGCGAGTCGGTCGTACCACCGGAGTGCGTATGCGGCTTGCCCCCGCCGGTAGGCTCAATCACCGGCTGGCCGGTCACTTCGTTGTTGGTCTGGTACCGGACGTTGTTCGTCACCTGCATCGTGCGGAACTGCGACGATCCCGAAGCAGAGTAGTTGCTGCCCGACTGATACAGAATGCGGTGACTGTGCCTCGGCATCTCTTCCACGGTCAGCGCATGCGGGCCAGAGGTTGTCGTGTGCGTGTGCGCGCCGCTCGGGCTGGTGACGCCGGATGCGCTTCCGCCCGTCGCTCCAAGGGGATAATCATCGCCAGCGCCAACGATGAAGCGATTGCGCAGATCCGGCGTACCATTCTGGCCGTTGCACAACGCCCACCCCGAAGGGATATTGTTGGCGCTGCCGTACCACATGATCACTTGACCGACGACGAACGCCGCCTGCGCCACGCGCTGCGTATCACCTTCGACGAGAATTGCCGAGCCACCAGCGGTTGCACGCGAGCCATCCGTGGGAACACGAATCTCGTTGGAAGAGTCGCCAGTCGCACCACGCAGCGGAACATCGACGATCTCGCCCGCGAGAATTTGCGTGCTAGCTCCAGTGAGCTTCGCGTCGATGAGGTTGTTCCCATCCATGTTGAGATCGCCTTCCATCGCGTCGCCGCCGCGCTGAATGAACGTCTCCATCGTGCCGCGCGTAAGGCGCAGCTCGACGCGCGTTTGGCCATTCGTCCACGACTGCGCGCTCGTACCTTCCTGCCCGCGACCGCCAGGGGGTACGATCAGCAGATCAGCCGTGCGTGACGTGACTTTCACGATCTCGATGTCGCCGTTGTCGTTTTCCAACGTGACGAGGAAATACTCATCTGCGCCGGGATTGGGGAACAGCGCACCGAAACCGTTTGCGACCTGAATGGTCAGGTCGGTGTCAGAGATGCTAGCGGCGAGCAGCGAACTCGCGTTGTTGCCGAAGAGCTGCTTCGCCATTACTCATCCTCCTCGATGTCGAACTCCACGGTGTCTTGCTTGCGCTGACCTCCGCTGGTTGTGACCGTGAACGTGACCGCGTAGGTGCGCCCGGCAACGCCACCTTCGGCGAAGTACGCCCATTCTTTCCCTTTCTCGGGGTCGATGGCGATGTTCGTGATCTCGAAGTCGTCATCGTCCTCGTTCGGAGAAACCGACGCGGTAACGTTGATGACTTTCTCGTCATCTTCGAGAAAGTCCGTGTAGTCGATGGCGCGCTTGCGCCGCTCGCCCGGCCGCTGCCGGTATCGTCCGAGCATCATGGCTTCACCTTGCTACACACAGCTTTGTACTTCGCAGGACGCGGCGGTTTATCCGCACGCGTGCGCTGAATGGCGCACACCTTCTCTTTCGCTTTCAGCCGACCGGCAATCAACAGCTCGAACACCACGTGATCAAGCCGTGACTCAACGAAGAGCACGGCGGAGCCCGAGAATCCGTTGATCGCAATNCCCGTGTGATTTGGCATCGAACCGCCGATGCACCCTACATCTGTTGCTACGAAGAAAGGCCCGCTCATAGACGGAAGTACCCTCCTTCGACGATGTTGGGATAGATGTAGTAATCAAAGCCGATCGGCGTGAATGGTTCATTCACGAGATCTTCGTCACCGAGATACGCGATGAGGACCGACGTGGACTCCACACCGGTATCTTTGAAGATCACCGCTTGCGACACGGCACGGTTGTCGATCAACAGCGGAAATTTGGCGGCAGTGCCAGTGCAGATTCCGTTCGTCGCTGTGCGCGATTGAATCTCTTCCGAAATTGCGACCCGCACACCTTCGAAGATGTCGCTCAAAAACTGATCAGTGAAGTCGGGAACGTAGGACGAAGGGAGAAAAAGCGCCCGCACGACACCCGCGCGCCAGTCAAGCTGTGCCGTGGCGAACAACTCGCGTGCGTATGGGTAGACCTGGCTTCGCACTACTCACTTCCCGAACTTCGGAAACGACCATGTGGGAGCGCCTGAGAAATTCGTCTTGGCCTGTCCCGCGTACTTGCCGATCGCTGCACGAAAACGGTTCAAGTGATACTGCGCACGCACAGGATCGGAGTACGGTTTCGCCGGCTGCGAGAACAATCGTCCGACCGCGCCGTCATAGATCGCATCGTAGAAGTGCGTCGCGGCGATGCGCGGCAAGTGAGTGACCGTCTGCTTCGGCGTGAGCGCGACGTAAAAGGTCAGCGCCGCATCGACACTCACAGCGGACTGCGGCCACAAACGAATTTGATCCGGGCCTTCGAGGTAATACTTCAACGGCTGCGCCGCATCGGGCTCCGCACCAGCCGGACGCCGCGCCACTGGCATCAACGGGATGCCGTTGTACTCGACGCTGAACACGCGTACGACATCTGCGTACGCGTCGTACGGACTCAGGTAGTAGCGCTTCTTATCGGCGACGAGGCGCTTCGGGCCGATCGTGACGCGCCAAGCAGCCGACTGCTCGAAGAACTCGCGGCACGCGAGAATGAGCGCGCGTTTGCGCACCTTCGGCAGACAGCCGGGCGTGACGGCGAGCATGTCGCGAAGCCACGTGTCAAGCTTTACATCACACTCGTGTCCAGAGCCTTCAACGGTGATTGTTTCCGTGGTCACAGCGACACCACCATGTTCTTGAACTGGTTCTGGAGCAGTACTACGCGGCCGTCGTTAGTGAACTCGTCATCCACCAGCTCGGCACTCGACGCCACCCAATACACGAGTGGTGTATAGAACATCATCGGCAGGTTGAATTCGGCGCTGAGTCCGATCTGCCCGTCTTCTTCGGGGTCGAACTCTTCGGGGTTGTCGTCAGGATCAGGATCGATCGTGACAACCTCGGGGACGGTGATGTCGTCGCCCTGGAAGAACTCCCAAAAAGCATCAGGCCGCAAGCGCGCCAGCTCTTGCAGCCCTCGATTCAATTTCGCGAGAAGGACCGTATCACTATGCCGCTTAGGCGTATCGGTGTCCTGAAGAATGACACGGGCTTCATCGAGTATGTTCTGCCATGTCTTCGCCATGCTGCCCCCGTAAGAACTCCCGCTGGCTGTTACACCAGCGGGAGAAGGTCACAGGGGGTTAACCCCGCGCGACGATAGCGCGTCCCATCGCGACGCCGTTCACCACCCGGAAGCCGTAGACCTGAAGGCCACGGAGCAGGTTGGAGAACGAACGCTCGGAGCGAATCGTCTCCATCTTGGTGAACTGCGCTGCGAACGTGAGCGCCGCCTTCGTGCCGAAGAACACCGCTGTGGTGTCCACGGCAGAATCGACGGTGGGCAGCAGGTTCGACAGGTACAGCGTGAACCGATCGATCATGCCGAGACGACCGTTGCGCAGGATCGAAGTACCGTCGCCCGCGAGGGAGGCGTCCTTCAGATCCGACTTCTTGATCATCGCGGCCATCCACGCCGGGATCACCATCCAGCGACCCGTCTCCGGGATGTTCTGCTCATCCAACACCTGCCCGGCGTTGACGATGAAGTCAATGACGGACATGTCGTTGGCAGCCGAAGAACCATCGCCGGTGCCCGATTCCGTCTTGTTGATGTACAGCGGGGAAGCCGACGTACCCAACCGAATGTTCGCCGAGATCGCACCGGCCGTGTTGCCACGGTTGGCAGCGTGGATGTCCGACGTGGTGCCGAGATAGGCGAGTACGTCGGTGTCGATCGCGATCTTCATCTGCTCGGCGGCGTCTTCCGCCCACATGCTCATCAGATCGAGATCCGACTGAATCTCCATCACGTCGTCGAGGGCGAGGTTGAAATACTTCGCCTGATCGATCGAAAGATCGATCAAGTTGCTCGACGGGCGCTGAATTTCGAGATCCTGATCGGTCTCGTAGTCAGCGATCGTGATGGTCGGACGCGTACGGATGTGAACCGTGTCGCCCTTGTTCTTGATCTCGCCTTCGTAGTCGGTGTTCGCGATGGCCGCGAGGACGGTTGCTGCGTAAAACTTCTCCAGCAGCTTGCCCGACCAGATCTCGGGGATGAAGATCCCCGCGTATGCCGGGTTGGGACTGGGTCCGCTCCACGGAGTGCCTACAGGAAACGCCATGGCTGATACTCCTCAGAAAGAGAACGGTTAGCGAATGCGCCCTTCGCGTTGTGCTGCGAAGATGTCCGCTTCGAGCTTTTTCTGCTCTTCAGGGCGATTCTTGAATCGACCTGCTTGAACATCCGCGTAGAACTTCGCGATTTCGGCGCGTGACCAAACCCGCTTACCGGACCCGTCTGGAGCGCTTGCCGCCCCGGTCTTTGGCGTGCCGGGAGCCACGAACTTATCCAGCGTCTTATGTGGTACGCCGGCGGGAGCCGGCGCAGCAGAAGACGCAGGAGGAGTAACGGCTGCGTGTTCTTTCAGGTATCCATTGAAAAACGCCACGACGCGGGGACCATCGTGGGCCTTGTACGCCTGCTGAAGCAGTACGCCGCGCTTGTAGCCAGAGAAAGGATCGATCTGGTCGAGCCAGTCGAGGAAGCCTTGATCCTCGTTCAGCTCGCGCCATCTCGGAACCTGCTGGTCAAGCATGGCCAGTACTGTCTGCTGGTCGCTCTGTGCGACTCGCTGCGCAACGTTCGTCGTGACCTGCGCCACTTGATCGACACGCTGCGCGACCGGAGCGACACGACGCTCGATTTCAGCCGGCACGAGTTGTGCCGCTTCTTCGCGCACCACTCGCCGCATGACATCGATCAGGTCAGCTCCGAATTCGCGAACCTCTTCGTCTTTAACGAGCTTCACCGGCTGCGCAGGCGTACGCGCAGTCGGCGGTTCATCAGCGGGCGCAGACCCCCGCTGAGCGCTAAGCGAAGCGAGGAGATTCTGCGTTGCCGTGAGCTGGTCACGGAGTTGGCGAATCGCCTCGTCCTGGTCGCGAATCTTTGACTGCAAGCGCGGTACTTCGGCGTTGTACTTGCCTTGCAGAACCTTGTACTTCTGTTCCCATCCTTCCTGCGGCGGATTCGCCGGAGGATTTGCGGGAGAATCACCTGCGGGCGGTTTCGCTGGCGGCTCACCTGAAGCAGCGGACGGATTCGCGGGCGGCTCACCTGAAGCAGCGGGCGGATCCGCAGACGGATCACCTGCGGGCGAACCGTCAGCGGGGGGATCACCGGTCGGAGGATCGCCAGCGGGTGGCTGTTGACCCTGCAACGACTTGTAATACTCCTCGGCGATTTGATTGGCCTCGGCGATCTGTTTCCGAACTGCTTTAGGGAGAGCGCTCATGGCGTATTCTGACCCTTTGGTTGCTGAGATTGGTTCTTGAGTTTTTCGAGAAAAGCCGGAGCGTCACGGAAGGCGTCGCGCCACCACTGCAAGGCTTTCGATGCACCTTGTGCTCGATAGAGCACCGGGCCATCGCCATCGCGGCAGCGTTGTGTCTCTTCCGCTTCGTGTTCTGCTATCCCCTCCAAAACCGTGGCGAAGTGCGGGTTGCCCCGCAGATTCACCAATGCTTCGGCGATTTTCGGTGTAATCTTCACAGACCGACGAGTCCTTTGAGCCACCGTTCCGCGCGCTCGTTGTAGTCGTCGAACATGTTCGACTCGACTTTCGAGATGCCGGCCTTGCTGTAATCACCCTGTTCTCGCCGCTCGGCGGGAGCGGCGCCGAACGACACGTCACGCACGCCTCCGAGACCCGAGAGGTTCTTCTCCGTCACGAGCTTCTTCGGCTTAGACATGTCAGTTCGCTCCGCCCGCCTTGTACTTACCGCCTGCGCCGCCGCCCGTACCTGTCGTACGATCGATCGGCAAGTCGGTGTTACCTTTCGTCGGGCCGAGGAATTTGCCCGAAGAAAACCCCGAGTGGGGCTCGCCGCTGCCACCGCCCGAGCCCGTGCTCAGGTTGCAGTGGAGATCACGGTTGCCCTTCGTGCCTCCAAGAAATTTTCCGCTGATCGCCATGATGGCCTCCTACACGTATGTGCAAGCTACGTCAAGCGTATAGCAAAAACTCTGTCGTTTCTACAACCCGAGATCTTCCATCTGCTTCTTGCGGGTTTTCTTCAAAGCTTCGGCCGCACCTGCGGCCATGCCGGTCCCGAGCATTTTCGGGTCCGGCCGATTTGCCGCCTTCTTCGGGGCCGCCGCCTTCTTCGGGGCCGGCGCGGGGGCCAGATGATCCTTCCGGACCTTACCGCCGTCTGCGTACTTGTGAACTCGCTGAACCATGATCATCTCCAACGCTCTCGTTTGAACGCGTCNACCGCTTGNCGANCGTTTGCCAANAGCTGCGGCTTCATCTTCTTNCGGACGTAGGCTTCACATTCCTGTTCCACAAGCGCGAGTGCATCGCGTTGGAGTGCTCGCTCCGCGCGCGGCCCCCGCTTCTGAAACGGCGCTGTGTGATTCCTATTCATCCACGCGTCAACCTCCCGCCCGCATTCCGGGGCGTCCTGTTGCGTTGTTCGACATCTGGCCTTCGACCTGCTCGCGCGCGGCCTCGGGGCCTGCACGTTCCTGCCCCGGCTTCTCCATCTGGTTCGGCATCGGCAGNGCCGGNCTGGCCGGGCTGGCCGGGCTGGCCGGGCTGAGGCTGCGCACCTTGTTGCGCCATCATCGCGGCCTGTTGCCGCGCACGCAGCTCTTCGTCATCCGGAACAACTTTTTCGTGGTCGAGGCCGAGGTTGCCAGCGACACTGCGAATGACGCTCGCGCGGCCATCCATACCGACGATCTGCATGTCGATCGGATTACCTGTGAGCTGCAAGAATTCGAGCTGCCGCATGCGATCCTGCTCACGCTTCACGGCGTAGTTCACGCCCTTCACGACAATCTGTTCGTCGCCTCGGAACATGCCGGGCATCGTGAGCATGCACATGTCGTAGAGCGAATNGAGCAGCGGCTGTATGACGTCGCGGTCGATGGCAGCGGCGACGTTCTGCAACGTCTTCGCCGCGTTGCCCATGAGCATCGCGAGACCCGACGCGGTGCGCCCCGCGCCGCCAACACGCTCATTGCCGGTCATGTAGCGTGGGATCGCGGAGACTTCATCGGCCATCAGCGAGAACTTCTCGTAGACGGCCAACAACTCCTGCGTGTTCGAGTTCGGTTGGAAGAAGTCGATCGGCTTCGATGTGCCGGTGATCATCGGATCGAACGACACGTGCCATCGCTTCCACGGATACAGCGAGTCATCCTCGCCCGGCTGCAATACTTGGTCATTGATCACGACCTGCGGACCACTCGCGATCGAGAGATTGTTCACGAGCGCGCGAAGCGCAGCGTTACCGACCGCCTGGATATCTTCGAGCAAATCAGGCAAGCCATAGCCAGCCATCGTGCCGGGGATTTTCTCGAAATTACTGATGTAATACGGCGCGCGTTGGCGCGGCGAAGGATTGATCTGCGCTTTGATCACGAAGCGATCGATCAGCCACGCTTGGATCTTGTACTCTTGCAGTGGATCGGGAACGTCCTCTTCGGACATGCCCCAATCGCGTAACGTCTTGCCTGAGACGGAGCCGTGATACTCTGCGGTGTCGATCAGGCCCGAAGTCGTACGCGCCCACTCCTCGCGATCCTCCAATCGTGCGCGCTCCTGATCGACAACATCCCACCACTCGCGAAAACCGCTGTCATGGAAGCGGCTAAGCACTTCGTCGATCGCGGCGTTGTCGTATCCGGGCAGGCCACGCACTGCGAGTAGATCCGCGCGCGTGAGACGAATGCGTTCGACGAACTCGGCCTGCCACACGTTCGCAGCGCCCGGCGACCAGTACAGGTCAAAGGGCGACACGCGATACCAGAACATCTTCGGGATCTGTTGGATCTGCGCCTGACCGTTGACCCATTTCAGTTGCGGCTCGCGGCGCACGACCGGACCTTTGATGCAGGCGAAGGGGAAGATCGGCAGATCGATCAGGAATTCAGCGAGCGCTTCGTAGAAGCCGCCTTCGGTCAGGATGTCATCGATTTGATCGGCGACGCGGTTCGCATCCTCCTCAGCTTGCTTCTTCGCAGCGCGCTCCGCTGCCTTGCGCAGCATCCTCACGCGATCAGCGATCATCTGTTGATCGACCGGCTGCCCGGCTTGCCGGAGCGTCGAGACTTCGATGTTCACTAACTGATCGATCGACTCCATGATGTTGTCTGGCACCGTGGGCACCGGAGTAGGTTCGAGATCCCACGGGCGCTCCGCGCCGAGATACACGTCACGCAAAAGCGCGGTCGCGCTACGGCACTTGGTACTCGTGATGCGAGCGAAGACCTCGCTGCCGCCGAATTTCCTGATCTCAGAGAGCTTGGTTGGATCGTACTGTCCCTTGTACGTGCGGAGGGCGTCGATCAGTCGCTGCGCGATACCTTCGGTGTTTCGGAAGTTGCGCATCTCGGTCATCCGCGCACGGATGTGAGAGGCCAGTTCCGACATGACCGGATCGTCGGTTGACCCTTCCGCCTGCTGCGCCGCGACCTGTTCCTGCTGCATCATCTCCTGATTCGAAACGACACGGAGTAGGCTGTGTCGAGTCGGGACCGGGATGGCCGATGGTGTCACGGGGCGAACTCCTTGATTTTCAGGCGCTGATTTACTATACGACCCACGTGTAGTCAACTTTTTCTCATAGGATTGTCAAACATGGGTGCTCGGACTCTCCCGAAGAGTTCATCACAAGTAACCCTCCCCGGCACAGACACCTCCCTCGATCTCTCTGCACTCAATGCCCATATCGCAGCAGAACTGGCAGCAGGATTGTCAGACGCTGCCGCCGTGCGTGAGCGCTACGGGATCTCGATGAAGCAATGGGAAACACTGAAGAAGTCCCCTGTCTTCCGCAGGATGCTTGCCGAAGCTGTTCAGGCGCTTCGTGGTGATCTGAATGCCGGGGCCCGCATCCAGAAAAAGGCCGACATCGTGCTCGAAGATGCGATCCCGGCCTACGACGCGATGATCCATGACCCTCAAATTCCGGCGCAGGCGCGCATTGACGCCGGCAAGCTCCTCGCGCAGCTCGCGGGGCGCACCGCGAAACAAAGCGAAGGCGGAGCGCCGGCCGGTAGCGGCTTCACGCTCAACATCAATATCGGCGGGCGCGAGAAGCTGGTGATTGACGGTAAGAACATCCCGCCGACGGACGCCGATGAATAACGTCATCAACTACGACGCGCCGAAGACGATCGCGGACTTCATGCTTGATAACTCGAAGGTCCGACTGATCATCGGACCTTACGGCTCAGGCAAGACGACAGGCTGCATCATGGAGCTGATGCGCCGCGCGATGATGGAGCATCCCGATGCGAACAACGTGCGACGCACACGATTCGTCGTTGTTCGAAACACCGCGCAACAACTGCGACAAACGGTTCTCGAAGACATCCGCAAGTGGCTCTCGCCCGCGATGACCTATCGTGTGACCGACTCGACGGTGCAATTTCGCTTCTCGCATCCGACGCAAGGTCGCATCGAATCAGACTGGTTGTTGATCCCGCTCGACAAGCCCGAAGATCAGCAACGCTTACTGTCGCTGAACATCACTGGTGGATGGGTCTCAGAATTTCGCGAGGTCCCAGTTCGTGTTGTCGAGGCGCTGCTCGGTCGCTGCGGACGTTACGTGCCGATCGGCGTGAAGGAAAACGCATGGCACGGAGTGATCGGCGAGTCGAACCCACCCGATGAAGACTCGGAGTGGTACAACAAGCTAGAGATTGAGCGTCCGCCAACGTGGAAGCTTTTCAAACAGCCGGGCGGCATGGACCCCNNCGCCGAGAATAAAGAACCGGGGCGGCTGCCTCCGAATTACTACGAGGATCTGATTGCCTCCAACAATCCAGATTGGGTAGATGTTCACGTCCACGCCAAATACGGAAAGAGCCTTTCCGGTCAGGCTGTCTTCCGTGCGAGCTTCAAGCCAGACTTCCATGTCACGTACAACTCGCTCAAGCCGATTCCAAGCCTCCCCTTGATGATCGGGCAGGATTTCGGTCGCACGCCCGCCAGCTTGATCGGCCAAGTAGACAATCGCGGTCGCCTCCTCATCTTCAACGAGGCCACTTCGGTAGACATGGGTATCGAGCAGTTTGCAACCACTATACTGCGCCCACTCATGTTCAACAACTTTCATGGGCTCAGCAGCTTCATGGTTGCTGACCCAACCGGGAGAGACAAGAACCAAGTCTCCGAAGAGTCGCCCTTCGATGCGCTGCGACGACTCGGTTTCCGCGTCTATGGTGCCCCGACCAATGCTCTCGAACCACGCTTGCGCGCGGTCGAGCAGCTTCTGCTTCGCCAAGTGGATGGCGGTCCGATGCTTCTCATCGATGGAGCAAACTGTCCGCAGCTTGTTCAGGCACTGAAGTATCATTATCGGTACAAGCGCAAACAGAACATGGAACTCGAAGACAAACCGGAGAAGACGCACCCGTGGTCTGATCTCGCCGACTGCTTACAGTACATGGCGCTGTCCACGAACGCGAACTACACCGGCAAGGTGATCATGGACTCCCGCCCACGCCCGCGTCGTCCTGTACCAAGCGTCGCAGGTTGGACATGATGTCATCGTCAATGATGCCTCTTCAGCGGTAGTGTTCCCGAATCCACGGGCAAAGTTTCTGCGTCACTGGATTCCACGGGTCGTAGTGTCCTTCGAAGAAAACGATCCGCGCATCATCCGGCAGCTTGCCGCCGTTCGGTTTGATGTTCATGCGGAACGAGTACACACCGTCTTCGTCGCTCCAGTGATTCTCGTTTGGGCCGAGCACATAGTTCATCCACGCCTGATCGGAGCCGTAAAAGCCCGCGCCGCGCGCCCGCGCAATGGCCCTCTCCGGATTTTCGTTGAAGCGCGTCCAGACTTGCTGCCGCGCGCCTGCGTTCATCATCCACATCGAACCGTTCCACGGTGTACGCCGCCCGCGCACGCCCCAAATGAGGAAGTCCTCGGGGCGGTCAAAGATCGGCGTGACATCACGTGTGATCACCACGTCGAGGTCGAGCGAGATGAAGCGCGGGCCGATGATCTCGCGCATCGACGCATCGAACGCTTTCAGGCGTGGATAGCATGACGGACTGCCGGGGCCATAGATCGACTCACGCTCCCGGTGGTCGTCCCACAAAGGAATGATGCGAATTTCAGGGTCGAAGCCTTCCGTCTGATCCGTGATGACGGAAAAGCGATGCGGTTTGTTGTAGTGGCGCGCAACCATTCGCCGCAAGATGTTCACATGCTCCGGCGAATACTGCGAGCGGTACGCTGCATGTGGACGCCAGAGCCAGCAGATCACTTCCAACATTACAGCGTCCTCTCGTACGCCACGCGGATGGGGTTACGCGAACGCATATCCCCGCTCTTCTTCTTGCGTTCGAACGCAACCTTGTACTTCGCCGCCCATTCATCGCGGTCGAGGTCGCGCGTGTCCGCATCGGAAATAACAGGCTCGCCATCGCGCGTGCGTCGGCCGTAGCCGATGAGTACGACATCCTCCATGTGAACGCGCGGCACGATTGCGTCGAGTTGACGCATGAATTGATCGTCACCGCCGTAGCCACCGCCGCCGATAGGCGTGAGGTCGAGGTCGTACCCATTCACTTGCCAGAAGGCAGCGTGCTTCACGAGGAACGTGTTGGGATGCGTCTTGCGTTCCTTGAAGTCGGGCGCGAACGTGCGCTCCATCGTGTAGTGTCTGCCTGGATCGAGCTTGCGATCCATCATCGTGTACGCCATCTCGGGCGTGAGTACGATGTCGATGTCGCTCATGAACAGCCACATGTTCTCATGAGGCTCACAGGCGACCTTCGCGCCGATGTTGCGCGCTTGATGCATGTTCCACGGCCAGTCGGCCGCGACGCGATAGCAGCGGACTGGAGCCTTGCACTTCTCCAAGATCGGCACTGGCGACACCTTCGAGTGATCATCGATCACAATGATGCGAATCGTGCTGCGAAACTCTTCTTCGTAGCGGCTCCAGTTATCGACCTGAAGCTTCAGCATCTCCGGATTGTTGTAGTACGGATAGATCAAACACAGGGGCTCCCCGATCACTTCGTCATCCTCAAGAACGCTACCCTTTTCTCATGTAACGCGATCTGCGGAGTCCTGCTCTCTGCTGCGCTCATAGAGCCTCCAAAGGAAACCGATGTGCCCTAAGTCGATAGCGTGCAAGCCTCTTTTCGCGAGTCGGTATGTGAGGACCGTCGCCATCGCGCCCGCACATAACAGCACCCGTTTTATATTTAGTGAAAGAACTTCTGACTCCACGCGATCAATCTCCTGATACGCATCGCGGTGAGCACACATGACCACGTGTGTTTTCTTTGCCGAGGACATCGGTGGCCTGCCTTCGACGAGAGAGCGCTCGGAACCACGGACGAGCACAACTTCCTGATCACGCCACAGACTCTCCATTCGGTCGTAGAACTCGGGNACGTCGATGTGCGGGGCGGAGTCGGGCCGAGTGATGAACGACGAGTAGTAGGTCATCCGCTCATCGAGTATCCGAGGGTACGAGTTCACGTATTTACTCCAAAACCACCACTTTGGCGATTGAGGATTCATGTCGGGAATGGCGACGAGACAAAAATCCTGTTTCGTAACTAGGATCTCGCACAGCTCACGGCGCAGCTCGGGATGCGCGACCTGTGAAATATTCTTCGCGCCACCCATCGCGAGTCGGAACTCGCCGTCGCCGAACCGCGTCAAGGAGTTCCCCGCGAGGACAGCATCGAGTGTGGCGTTCTCGTCGATGACTTTCGGATACGTTTTCATCGTGTTAGTCTTGGCCCCGCCAATTGTGTTCCTTGACTCGAACGACTTGCCCGCACCCTCAAAAGTGCGGGCATTTTTTATCTCAAGACCTCCCAATCCTCCGCGAGTATATCCGTCTGGCTCGCAAGCCACGGAACGATACTGCCGTCTGCCGTCTTCATGTCGATGTGTGGGCAGTAGTTGATGACGGTGCCCTCGGGGTAGATACCGAGGAGCGGCGGGCGGCTCACCGCGAAGGTGCTGCCGGGGACAAGGAACAGGAACATGTCCTTACCGTTCCAGCCAGCGCGGCGCACACGCTGCCCGGCTTTGAGCGCGGCGAGTGCTGTACCGAAGTCCATGCCCGTCACCAACGTATCAGTTGCTTCGGTCTTCATAGCATCCTCCTCAGCATCTTCTCGATTTTTGGGAGCGCCGACTTCACAGACTCAGCGACATCCATCTCCGATATGATGTCGGAGCCGCCCTTCATCTGTCGCGATCGAGTGAGCATGAACCCGCTGCCCACTCGCACGACTTCGAGCCTGAACGCAGGAACCTCAATGGAGTCTTCTGACTCCGCCGCTTCTATGTCTTCCATCATGTTGTACGTTTCTCCGCTGCTTCGAGTAGCCTGAAGTAACAATCGAGCGCACGACGGATGTGCTCACTCGGCGTGAGCCCCGTCTTCTTTGCCAGCTCCACGAGTTTCTTGTCCTGTAGCTTAGACAGGATTACGTGTCGTCGTGGGCCTCCGATTGCTTGTCGAGCCATAAATCCTCGCGATGTTTAGAGTTGCTGATGAACCGCGTGTTCCTGATCCGACCCGCCTTGTTCATCTTGTCGAGCCAGCCAGCAACCTCGGGGTCGTCAAGATAGCTGTCGAGTGCTTTAGGGTCCGCCTGCCGTCGCCCGCTACGCACTTCGTCGAGATACCACACCATCGCGGCGAGCTTGTCTTCGAGAGACACCGGCAGGGGGCTCCCCGAAAACAACGGAATGACCGCAAAGTCGTCAGGAAGTCCGCCCATCAGTTCGCCCTCGGCATTTCGCTCGCGATGAGCGAGTCGATGAGACGGCACACGCCGACCGTCGTCGTATTGACCGCGTTCTTCGCGTCACCTTCCGGCAGCTCCTTCAACCTCTCGCACAACGCAACGACGACGAGCGTGTAGTGATGGACCTTCTGCGCCGCGCTCGACTCATGACGAGCTTCGCACTGTGAACCTTCGGTTGCTTCTTTCGGTTCAAACATTGTTGTTACCTCTTGCTGAGTACGTGCATGGTGATGATCTGATTCTTTGACTCGTTGTAAGACTTGCATGGGCGGACTATGGGCTTTTTTGTAGGATGTGTCAACTTTTTATGGTGTGCTAACTCTGTGCCTTTTTGTAATTTCTTCAAGCCGCTTTCGGGCTTGCAAAATTTTGAGAGTGTTCTCCCACGAGTCGAGATCGCCGGGGTAACGCGAAGATCCTGCACTCGTGTACCCAAGACGTGCGGCTGCCTCCGCTTCGCTAATCCCCATGAGATTGGCGAGCACCACGATCTCTTCAGCTTGTTCGTCGGTAAGTATCATTTGTGGGTGTTTTACGCACATTTTGATTTTTCGTCAACGTGCCGATGAACCCCCTAAAGAGGACGCGGAGGCCCACCCCCTGTGGTCCGATACCCCCCACCCCCCGCGTCACATCGTCACATCGTCACACAGCGTGTGTGACTCTTTCCCCGCTCGCGTTATATGGGAACACTACCGTCACACAGTGTGTGACTTTTTATGGAGTAGCAAACATGTCTAGCAAACAGTCTCTTACCCTTAGCACCGCGGCGCGCAGCGCCATTGTCGCTTCGTACGTGAAAGCGCTTGACGCGCACGAAACGAGCGGCTCGTTAGTAACGCAGGTGTGTGAAACGGCGCACAAGTACCTTAAAGGCGAGGAAATACCAGAAGAGGATCGCAAGGCAATCGTGGCAGATATTGCACGCGCGAAGAAATGGACAGGCAAGAGCGCAAAGTCTCGTATGAGTGAGTGCAACGTGATATTGCGCGCGTACGCCAAGCTCGGTGAGGCGATAGAAGCTTTCCGCACGAAGGCCAAGCGCATGCAATGGCACGATGCGATGAAGCTTGCGCGCAGGCTCAACGCCGGCGACACAATCGCGCAGGCCGTTACGTACGCGATGAAGAAAAAGCCAGGCAATAAGAATACGACCACGCCAAAAAGTCGTGTCGCAAGCGCTCTTAAAGCGTGGTACACAAGTGAGAGCGTAACGGAGAAGGAAAAGGCAATGATTGCTGAGGCCGTTCGAGCGCTGCGCATCACAAATGCGCCATGGCTAAAGGAAGAGTGATCATGCGCCGCCGCCGTTATTTTCGTGTGTACAACGGGACCGCAATCGAAGTCACACGCAAACGCTGGCTATTGTACATACGAGCGCTGTGATCCTTGGATCACGATTGCCCACAGTCCTTCGGGGCTGTGGGCTTTTTTGTGTCTGCACGAGCGAGTGCTGAGCCTGTTTTGGTCACACAGTGTGTGACACACGTTTGGTCAAGGTAACGCCACGTGCAGCAAACGGCGGCACACCGGGCCTTCGTGCTGCCAGGCCACTATCATCAGCACGTATGCAGCAGCAATCATGTGCGTGGATGGTCCGTACAAACAATCATGTGCGTAGATGGCCCATATAAAATATAGCAATGAACAAAACTCAACTCGCTAGGCAGGGTCAGTATTTATTTCATCATTTCTTCATTGCTATATTTTATAGATAAGAGGTGTTTACGCGTTTTGCAGAAGCCCACCATGGGTCCGCGCGTAGTCACAAAATATAGAGGTCTCCTACCTAAAATTGCTAGCAATGAAGCAATGATGCGATAACACACTGTGTGACAAAGGCACAGGAGCATCATTTTAGGTAGCAATGATAAACAATATTTAGCTTTGTTCTCGGAAGAGAGAACAAATAAAATTTAAACTCTTTACAAACGAGGATAATACACATGCGTAGAACGATTTCCAACATGACGGCACAAGATCTATTCGAGCACATGGCCGCGCTCGGACTCAACCGCAAAGGACTGGCAAGCGTGTTGGAAAAACATCCCTCGACCATTTCGAATTACCTGAATGGACGCTTCCCAATCCCACAAGACGTGGCGCAGAGAGTGGCGAAGCTCGTGCAGGAGCGAGCCCAGCAGCTCCAAATTCATGCTGCAAATGCGGCTTCGCAGATCGGGCCGCTGATCACCTACCACAATCAGACTAAAACCCCCGAGCTGCACCGCACGGAATCGAGGTTCATGCGCAAGCAGAACAAGCCCGACACATCGACGTACCCTGTTTACCGCATGAGTGCGGAGCGCATGAATGTGCTCGTGTCCGCGCTCACAGCGTGGCAAGAAAAGGTGCGCGAGCTGGCACAGAAGCACGGCGACGAAGCCCGCCAGCGGGACTACGCCTTGGAGTTGGCCGATCTGAAGGCGCTGATTGCTGCGCTCCCAAGGCATGCGCCGTACGACGTGGTGATCCAGCGAAATGAATGGGATGTGATCTCGCGCGCATTGCGGCATTTGAACACCCCGCAAGCTATCGCCTTGTATCAGCACTGGCGCAGGCACAAGGGATGCGGCTTCCCTCCCCACCGTAAGAAGTGACCGTTCGGGCAATCCGGCAACTGCCATGAGCCCGTGGCAATTGCCACAGAGCTAACTATGTTCACAACACGAATCAGGAGAACACATCATGATCCGACAACGAGAATTACCCTGTGGCTGCGAAGAGATCGAGCGCAATGGGGAGAGATCTACTCTCTACACCTGCCAGCAACACGGTGGAGGACCGCTGTTATTCGGGCGGCTGGCAGACATACAGGCATCGCGCGCAGGCACGGAGGCACATAGGCGGGTTAGGACTATCACCAGGCTCGCCGTGCAGGTTCCGACCCCCACCGAAGCAGTCACACACTGTGTGACGATCAGTCCCGAGGAGCTGAAGCTGCTGTACCAGCTCGTGCAATGCGAGCGCATCACCCTACTCAACGAGCGGCGCGCGTATGTACGTGCGCGCCGTGGCGACATGTCACGGTTCCAAGAGCTGATCCGTCAGATCGACAGTAAGCTTTTTTCCGTCACACGATTGGGCGATAAGTTTCGCGCGATCCTTGAACTAAGGAGCTAACCATGACGATTCAAGATAAGAGCTATACCACGGAGTGGCATCATGGATATGCAGCCGGAGACATCCTCCGCGCGGTGGCGCGAGCGTTCGAAGAGGCTGCGGACGACCGGGCTTACCTGCCCGACTTTCCCGAGTTTGTAGTGAAAACTCAGTGGCTCCGCGCCACTTCCCAGCTCGTCGAATGGCGAGCTCAACGCGTGTCGCCAACTAACTACGACCTGGTCTCCGATATTTGCCGATGGCTGTTTGAGCTTGGGCGCGAGATTTGCGGCACACCTGTTGGTAGCTCTAACCGGCTCGACTATCTGCTTTGTCGCATTGCTTATCAGCAGCCCGACTGGATTGAGCCGCTGAAGCGGCGCAAGAGCTGGCTAGAGCCCCCCACCGACCAAGAAAAGGAGAAGTGCGCGTGAACACGCCCAAGGAACTCTGGCCGCAAATAATCAAGGCAATGCGCGCCTCAGCAACGCTCCCATCATGGCGAGCGATGCGCTATCGAAGCTGCGTGCGTTACTCGGTGAGACCGGGCAGTGAGCTAGGAGTTAACATAGGAGTTAACACATGAACAACTCAAATCGCAAGTTCGGGTTAATCCCCGATCAATCCATCAAGTTTTTCGGACGCACGCTCTTTCGCATCCGTGCGCTGCGCGATTTCGGCGACGTGCGCGCCGGTGATATTGGCGGGTACGTCGAAAAAGAAACCAACGTCGATCACGACGGCGACGCGTGGGTATCCGGCAATGCGTGGGTGTTCGGCGACGCGCGGGTGTTCGGCAATGCGCGGGTGTTCGGCAATGCGTGGGTGTCCGGCAATGCGCGGGTGTNCGGCGANGCGCGGGTGTCCGGCGACGCGCGGGTGTNCGGCNATGCGCGGGTGTTCGGCGATGCGTGGGTGTACGGCGATGCGCGGGTGTACGGCGACGCGCAGGTGTCCGGCAATGCGCGGGTGTT